ATAGTGATCCTTTAATTAAATTAAAAGCTCAAGAAGTTGACTTGAAAGCTATGGAGAATTATCGTAAACAACAAGAAACGACGGAACGAATTAACTTAGACAAGTCTAAGCTAATGCAGAATCGAGAACTGACCGAAGAAAAACTCGAACAAAATGAGGATTTAGCTCATTTAAGAGCTGAAACTTCTCTAGCTAAACAAGAGATGTCAAATCAAGCTAAAATGCGGTCTGATGTTATGAAAAGAAAAGACGTAAAAACCTTGAAAGGCCCTCGAAGTTAGTGTAATCATTTAACAGGAGAAAAATTATGAGAAATGATTTTGGAACAAGACCTTACAAAGTACGTTTTCCTTATTCAAAGGGAAGCAAGAAACAAACCGCTGATGACAGATTAGACGAGTCTTTAGGGGAAAGACGTGGTGCAGAATCTACAAAGACCCAAAGCTATAAATCTCGAAGAGATGAAAGCCGCGGGGCTAGCAAGGCTTAATCATGGGTTGGAGAGACCGACTATTAAACGCTACACCTGAAACGGTTGGACGTGCCATGAAATTTGGTGGAGGCAGAATTCTGTCTCAACAAGATCTTCCACGTGCAGGAATGAATAAAGGTGGAAGAGCAGCTAAACAAATCGGTGGTCGAGCAAACTTACTAGAAGAAGTAGGTCGTATCGATGCTGAAAAAATGAACCCTAATAGAAGGGCTGAAAAAAGTAGAGTTATTGGAGAATTAAATCGAGGTTATAATAAAGGTGGAAGAATTGGTGCTAAAAAAGGTGGCGATGGCAAATGGATTCAAAAAGTTAACAAATCAATTAAAGCTAGAGGCACTAAAGGAAAATGTACACCGATTACAAAACCAGGCTGTACAGGTAGAGCTAAGGCGCTAGCAAAGACATTCAAGAAGATGGCGAAGAAAAGGAAAGCAGCATAATGTCCGGAAAAAAACAAGAAGATTATCAACCACCGCAGCAAAAGAAAAGTGAGAAGCAAAATTTTTCGCGTACTAAAAAATCTCATGGTGGTGGAGTAGGTATACAAACTCACGGCAACAAGTTAGCTAAAGCGTTGAATACTCAAACCCCTGATCATTCAGTTTATTTAAACGAAGACAACTACCTAAAAGGTGGAATTAAAATAAGGAGCTAATATGGCAAATGGACAAAGACCTTTTTACAAAGGCGTAAACTTCAAACAGTTTACCAACAAAGATGGATATCTTAAGGGAGGCAAAGAATACAAAGTCTCTGAAAAGATTCCTGTCGAAGATCAAGTTGGTGGACAAAGAAGAATGCTGGCAAGTAAAAAATCAAAAGTTAAGTGGTTTTAATTTTTCACGCGCCATATGTATATCCTACATTATAAAGGAGACTTATGTGGTTTGGTTTAGCAAAGATGGCCCTCAAGACCGGGAGCCATATTTATCAAAATAGACAAAAGACCAAAGCTGCGATGTCTGATGCAGCTTTGATGCACGCCGAGCGCATGGCGCGAGGTGAGGAGTCTTACCAAGGCAAACTTTTAGAATCCCGAGATAATGATCTAAAGGACGAAATCGTTTTGGTGATAATTTCGGCGCCCATAATTGTGCTCGCCTGGGGAGTTTTCAGCGACGATCCGGCAATGATGCAGAAGATAGAACTTTTCTTCCATCATTTTGGCTCACTGCCGATATGGTTCCAAACTTTGTGGATTACCGTGGTAGCGAGTATTTTTGGAATAAAGGGAACACAGGTGTTCAGGAATGGAGGTCCTAAAAAGAAATGACGAAGCCTATTAAAGTAATTGATAAAGTTAGACCTACGTTAGGTCGAAAGTTAACAAAAGAATATTTGAAAAAGTTAAAAATGAAAAAATTTAAAAAGAAATAATGCCTTTTAAATCAGAGAAACAAAGAAAGTATTTATGGAAGAATCACCCAAAGATTGCCCGTGATTGGACAGATACCTATGGAAGTAAACCTGTAGGGAAAAAGAAGAAGAAAAAAAAGAAAAAGACATAATGGCTGAATTTGATTTTGTATTAACTCTCCAGCGAGAGATTAAAAGAAAACTTGCTTCTCTATCTTTAGGAGTAACGTCTGGGGCTATTGACAACTTTGATAAATACAAATATATTACAGGACAAATTGCGGCACTGGAATCAGTGCTTCAGGAAATATCCAACCTGCTAGATAAAAAGGAGCATTATGAAGACGAAGGAAACGTTGTCAGAATCGACAAAGACCCAAGAAGTCCCAAAACTTAAACTCGCTTTAGAACCAGAATTAAAAAAAGCTGCTGAAGAAGCAGAAGCTAAGAGAAATAAACCACCTGAATCTAATAAGCTTCCAAACCCAACGGGATGGAGAATATTAGTTTTACCCTTTCAACCTAAAACCAAAACAAAAGGCGGGATTCATCTTGCTGAAGCTGCTTTGGAACGTCAACAGTTAGGGACTGTTTGCGGTTTAGTGTTGCAATTAGGACCGGATTGTTATGCGGATAAAGAACGTTATCACCGTGGTCCGTGGTGCAAGAAAGGTGATTGGGTGATCTTTGCGCGTTATGCCGGATCACGGTTCAAGATCGAAGGGGGAGAAGTACGTATGCTAAATGACGATGAGATTTTAGCAACCATCAAGGATCCAGAGGATCTCTTGCATGAATATTAACCATAGGAGGAACTATGCCTGAAGATAAAAAAACGGTAGACATTGACACAACGGGTCCGGGTGTCGAGGTTGATTTACCAGAAGAAAAAGACAAAGCAGTTATAACAGAAACTGCTCCGGAACCAGAAAAGGAAAAGGATGAAAAACCTATTGAAGAGCCTGTTAAGTCCGATGACGCACCTGCGGAATCTGATGAGCAGCCTGATGTTCAGGATAGCAAACCTGAAAAAAAACAAGACGAAAAACTAGAAGAGTATAGTGAAGGGGTCCAGAAACGGATTTCTAAACTTACAAGAAAATGGAGAGAAGCAGAACGTCAAAAAGATGCTGCGGTTCACTACGCACAAAGCGTAGAACAGAAACGAAAAGCATGGGAAGCTAAATATTCAAAATTAGATTCCACGTATCTGAAAGATTCAGAAGCAAGGATCAAGAGCCAATTGGATGCCGTTAAAGGAAAATTAGCAGCAGCCATTGAAGGTGGCGATACGGCAAAACAAGTTGAAGCGCAAACGGAGTTAAGTGCTTTAACAAGTGATGCTAGGAACATTGATTCTGAAAAGACACGAAGGGAATCATACGAAAAACAAGAACCCAAAACTCCAGCCTATCAACCCGGAACGCCGGCACAAACGCCGACCCTTCCACAAGTGGATGAAAAAGCTGAAGACTGGGCAACCAAGAACTCATGGTTCGGTCAAAATCGAGCTATGACATTTACCGCGTTCGAGATTCATAAAGATTTAGTTGAGAAAGAGGGTTTCGATCCTAAGTCCAATGAATACTATGCAGAAATTGACAAAAGAATTAAGGTTGACTTTCCGCATAAATTTGGTAAAAGTGAAACTACTACGACCAAGCCCGCTCAGACGGTTGCTTCCGTAAGACGAAGTGTGAAAACTGGTCGCAAACAAGTGAAACTCACGTCTTCACAAGTGCACATTGCACGAAAATTAGGCGTGCCACTCGAAGAGTATGCAAAACAATTAATCGTGAAGGAGGCTTAAGCATATGGAAAAACAAACCAATAAAACCCCTCGCGCGAGTCAGACTAGGTCTAAAACTGAAAGACCAAAAGTATGGACTCCATCATCATCGTTAGATGCACCTGAAGCCCCAAAAGGCTTTAAGCATAGATGGCTAAGAGCTGAGTCAATGGGCTTGGATGATACAAAAAACATTCAAGGTCGACTTAGAGAAGGATATGAATTAGTGAGAGCTGATGAATATCCAGACGGTCAGTTTCCTTCCTATAAAGAAGGAAAATATGCAGGTATCATCGGCCATGGTGGCCTAGTGTTGTCTAGGGTGCCTGAAGAGATCGTAGATTCTCGCAATGAGTATTTTGCTCAACAAACAAAAGAGAAGAACGAGGCTTTAGAATATGATCTTAAAAGGGAACAACATAAGAGTATGCCCATCCAACAGGATAGGCAATCTCGCGTAACCTTCGGTGGTACAAAGAAAGATTAGTCTTTCTCGGGATAACAACCAATTCCCTATCATCGATTTTAATTAACCGTTCATAGGTAAAACTATGGACAAGGAGAACAAACATGGCAAATCAAGATGCTCCATTCGGCTTTCGGGCTGTAGGTGGTATGGGATCAAGCTATGAAACACAAGGTACTTCGAAGTACGAAATCCAGGACAATTATGCTGGAGCAACGTACCAAGGAGATTTGGTTTTTACAGGAGATGGCGGTAATGACGCTAATGCAGGAGCTTCGGTTGCTGGATACATTGCACCGTCCGCAGTAAATGAACCAAATAACATTGGTGTATTCAATGGCTGTTTCTACAACGACCCAACAACTCAGAAACCGACATGGAAGAACTATTACCCTGGGTCAATTAACATTACCCAAGGCAAAATAGACGCGTTTGTTTATGATAACCCTCAACAACTTTTCGAAGCTCAGAGCTCGGGTACTTTAACTCAATCTGATATGGGAAATCTTGTTGACATGGGAACGTATGTGGCTGGTTCAACTATAAATGGACATTCTAAAGAGGAAATTAGTGGTACTTCAATAAGTAACACTGCTACTTTTAGATTGATTCGTTTAACAGAAGATCCATCTAACAACGATACAAGTGCTGCAAATGCTAACTGGATAGTAAGACTTAACGAAAGTATTTACTATGCTAGAGTAGTTAAAACAGCGTAATAGGAGCATATAGAAAATGGCAATATCAAGAGCACAACTAGTTAAAGAACTAGAGCCAGGTCTGAATGCACTATTCGGGCTTGAATATAAACAATACGCCGACCAAACGAAGGAGATTTTTAGAACAGAATCTTCTGACAGGGCTTTTGAAGAAGAAGTAATGCTGTCCGGATTTGGCGATGCTGCTGTAAAACCTGAAGGTCAAGGCGTAAGCTACGACGAAGCTCAGGAAACTTACACTGCACGTTATACGATGGAAACAATAGCATTAGCTTTCGCAATCACGGAAGAAGCTATCGAAGATAACCTCTACGATAGACTAGCTTCTAGATACACAAAAGCTTTGGCACGTTCTATGGCAACTACTAAGAATACGAAAGGTGCTAGAATTCTTAATAATGGATTTTATTCCGCTACCAACCCAACTTATGGTGACGGTAAAGTTCTTATTACGACTAATCACCCAACGCTTTCTGGTGACCAAAGAAACGTGATTTCAACTGCCTCAGATCTTAACGAAACATCTCTTGAAACAGCAATTATTGACATTGCTAATTTCAAAGATGAACGTGGTCTGAAAATTGCTGCGACTGCAAGGAAATTAATTATCCCTGTAAACGTACAATTTGCTGCTGAGAGATTGATGAAATCTCAAGGTAGAATCGGTACTGCTGATAATGACATCAACCCCGTTAAATCATTAGGAGTTGTTCCTGAAGGATATCATGTGAACAATTACTTAACTGATACTGACGCGTGGTTCCTTATCACAGACGTGCCTAACGGACTTAAACACTTCGATAGAGCACCGTTGAAAACTTCAATGGAAGGTGATTTCGATACTGGTAACGTAAGATATAAAGCTAGAACAAGATACGTCTTTGGCGCATCTGACTGGCGTGGTATCTACGGATCCGCTGGTGCGTAATCAATAAACAATTTAAATGAGGCGGCCTCAAAACCGCCTCATTTGCTTTTTAAGGTGAGAAATATGAAAAACTTCCGAGTACAGATCCGATATCATGGCTATTATGCTGATTTTTCAGTTAAGGCTGAAGATACAGCTATAGGTATTGAAAAATCTATCCTTGACAAACTAGGAAAAAATGAGGTAAAGTTCGAAAAAGATGGATTTACGAGAAAAGATCGTAAATGGATAACCTATGAGGAGGTTACAAATGACCCAAGACCTATACATTACGAAGAAGTCCTTGGAGTTAGAATGGCAACAGGAGCATCTGAAGGACGGGAAGCATAATATCAGGATGATTGAAATCAATAGAAAAATCCAGGATATTATTAAAGAGATCATTGCCAAAGAGTTTGAAGCAGATACTCTTCAAACTAAAGTAAACGAAGCCAAGCCTGAAGTTTCGATAGCCACTTAAGCGCTATCAAAAATCATACAAAACCTACAGGATCACTTGCGCCAAATTTAAATTTGGGGTATAGATGAATTACTATACAATTATTAATTAGATCTAGACGCGTATAGTCGACGGCCTAGAGACTAGATCTTATAAACTAGGAGGATATAATCATGGCAACAACTACATTTTCGGGACCGATAAAAGCGGGAACGATTTCAAACACAACTGGAACTACACTTGGTTCAAATGTTAAAAACACAGGACAAGTGGTAATGGCACAGACATTTTCAACGGGGG